GTGCGGGCCGCCTGCGCTTCGGGCGTCGAATGGAACGCGAGGCGCACGTACAGGCCGTTGTCGTCCTCGCGCGCGTCCTCGACCGTGCCGATCGGCAACCCCGTCCAGTCGTGCCCCACGGCGAAAAACCCGGCCTGCACGAAAGCCGAGACGTCGCCGAACGCGCCCTTGGCCACGATCTCTCCGTCGCGGTCCACGATCCCGGTGACGCTCGCGTATCCCTCCAACTCTCCCGAGTCGCTGAACGCCCCCTTGAACTCGAGGCTCAGCCTCTCCAACCCTCTATCCTCCATCCTCTGCATCCTCCGGCAGCAGCCCGGCCACCCCATCCTCGCGCACGATGTGGCACTTGCATTGCCCCAAGCAGGCCGTGCTTCCGTCGCCCGGGAAAAAGCCCAGTTCGTGCCACGCGTACGGCGACTGGGCCGCGAGCCGCGGGCAATCCTCGCAGTGCTCCGCCTCGCCCAGAACCCATTCGAACGACATGCTGCTCGGGCTGTGCGCGTGGAACGCCTCGTTGCCGACGCCGCGCACCCGCTTGACATAGAGTTCGGCCCGCGCGAACGGCCAGTTCAGCTCGCCCTCCGTGTAGCGGTCTCCCAGAATCAGGTCGCTGGCGAACCTCAGCACGTACGGCTGGTCCTGCGTCGCCGCGATCCGACCCGCCTCGGCCGCCGCCTCCGCCGACGCCTGCACTCCCGCCTTGCCCGAGCCCGCTAGCCACGCCTCGCGGTACGCCTCCTCCAGCGCGTCCGTGTACCGCTCGACGAAGTCCCGGTACGGGTCCGCGCCGAGGCTCTTACGCTCCCGGGCCAGCTTCCAGCCGTCCTCGATCAGGCCCCTCAGCGCCTGCCTCAGCCTACGCTGGGCCGCCCAGAGCCTCCGGTCGTGCAGCGTCGATGCCGGAGCCCTCACAGCCCGCCTCCGAGACCCGCCAGCCTTCCGCCCGCGGGCACGTCGCCGCCGCGCACAGGAGGCAGCCCGATCAGCGCGCGCGCCTCGTTGAGGGTCGCCACCCCGCTCTGGTACAGCCTCGCCGCCGAGTCGCGCTTGGCCGCCTCGTCGTCCTGCAGCACGTACACGCCCGAGCGGTCCCAGACCAGCTCCGTGCGGTCGTCGCGAAGGACCCGCCCCACCAGCTGGTCGGTCAGCTGTCTGGCGACCGTCTCCTGCAGCGGGATCACGACCTGCCTGACGAGAGCCTCCAGAGCCTGCTCATAGTTGCTGTACGTCTTCGACTCCGAGGGCAGGCCGAGGCACATGGGGTCCACGCCGATGGCGGCGCAGATCCGCGAGACCGTCTGGCCCATCAGGCCGCCCACGCTCAGGTCGTCGGGCGAGAGCATTAGCCGCTCGATCTCGACCGGGAAGGGCAGCACGACCACGTTGCCGCGGTTCCGCCCGGCCGTCTCGCTCTGCCACCTCAGCTTCAGCTCGCGGTTCTGCTCGGGCGTCGGCATCACGGCCTCGCCCTGCTTGGGGCTGATCGCGACCGACGGCACGCCCATGTTGCCCACCACCGCCGCGCCGAACTCCGCGCAGGCCTTCTCGAGCTGCAGGTCGCTGCCCAAATTGCGCACCGGCGACCACCCTTTCGCAGGGTTTGACGGGTCGCACCCGCGCCGCAGGTGGATCATCCGCTCCGGCGCGATGGACACGGCGTCTCCGCCCGGCCTGTACTCGTAGCGGGTCAGCGGCACGTTCGGATCGTCGCTCTTCGGCTCGACCTTCCTCGGGTCCAGCCACCAGAGCCGCCGGGCCGCTTCGTCCCAGAGCAGGTACGCGTTGCCGTCGGTGATCAGACCCCAGACGATCAGCTCGTCCAGCTGGCTGCCGTCGTAGTAGGGGTTGGGGGTCGCCAATAGCTCCAGGGCCGGATGGTCGGGCAGGGGCCGATCGCCGCGCACCGCCGTCAGGTCGGCCTCGCGGTATAGGTCTGCGATCCTCCGCGCCGCGGCCGTCAGCACCAGCGACGCGCCAGGGGGCACGGCCTCGCGCTCCGGGTAGGGCCATGAGGCGATCGCCCCGCCCTGCCTCAGCCATGCCGGAGGCTGGGTGCCCGTCGTCTTGCTCCGCAGTCCGATCAGCCGTCTCCAGTCCATCTAGACGATGCTCCACTCCCTGGGCTTGGTCCCGAGCCTCCAGCACGCCAGAGCCAGAGCCATGACCGTGTCGTCGTGCATGCCAGCCGGGGCCGAGGTCCTGTAGCCGCCGCCCGGAAGAGGCTGGTACTCGTACGCCTCAAGCTCGGCGGTCTGCACCGGGTCGTCCAGCAGCTCCAGCTCTCCGCGGTCCATCAGCGTCGCCAGATTGTCCACGAGCCTGCGCTTGCTCTCGCTCGTGAAACGGAAGCCCTCGCACCTCAGGCCCCGGCCTCGGAGCATCTCCAGCACGGGGTCGCCCACGCCCGTGGAGTCCACCAGCAACGTAGAGCCGGGGAACCTCGCGGCGAACTGCGCGATCCGCTCGGCCTGAACGCTCCAGTCCGCCTTGTTCCAGCGCGCCATCGCGATCTGGCGTCCGAGCGAGTCAACCGCCGAGCAGACCGTGTGGTCCTCCAGCCGCGCGAGGTCCACGCCGATCCAGACCGGAGGCTGGGGCTCCGGCGCGGGCGCGCGGCGAACGCGCTCCCGAACGTTCGCGAACACGCCGCCGCCGTCCTCAAGGAACTCGGCGAGGAACTCCTGCCTGAACGCCCGCTCCGGCATCCCGCTTCTCGCGGCTTCGATCTCGTCCGCCGGAATCCACGGGTTGCTCGACGTCGGCATGGACACGGCCGCCCAGTCGGCGTCGTCCGCGGCCCTCCGGTGGAGCCGCCAGAAGCCGTTGCGGCCCTTCGGGGTGCCGCAGAACCACGCCGAGCCGCGCCTGTCGGCGAGCGTGGGCCGGATGGCATGGTGCCACACGTCGTCCACGTCGGGCTTGAGCCCGGCCTCGTCCACGATCGCTAGGTCATAGGCGCGCGAGCGTCCCGCGTCCGGGTCCTCCAACGTCCAGTACTCGATGCGGCCTCCGGTCGGAAGCAGGATGCGACGCTCGCTCTGCCTGACCGACGCGACGGGCCTCAGCCGCCGGGCGCACTCCTCCATCGCCTCTTGGCTCAATTTGTAGGTCGGCGCGAACCAGCCCACGGCGCGACCGTCCAGAGCGGCCAGCGCGGCCTGTCTAACCATCAACAGGGTCTTCCCCCATCTCCGGCCGCACGCGAGCACGCTGAATCTCCTCGCCGCCGCCAGAGCCTCCCTCTGACCCGCGTGCAGGCCCGGCAGGAGGATCGCCTGACTCGAACCGGACGGTGATGGCGTGCGCGGTCGCGAGCGCGTCGCGGAGCCGCCACTCATCCGGATACCTCCGCTCCAGCCACCACGCCGCCGCCTGCCACTGCGACTGGGCCGCCTTCTGGATCACCGCGACGTTCCGCGCCACGGCCTCCGCCTCCGCGGCCTCCACGGCGTCCAGCCAGTCCTCGTCCTGCAGCCAACGCTGCCACGTCGTTTTGGGGATTTTCAGGGCCGACCGCACGCACGACCGGGTGTTGCCAGCCCGGAGCATCTCCAGCGCGAGACGCTCGGTCTCCGGCGTGCGCGACAGGTGTCTGGCCATCCCTCAGGCGAGCCAGTACTGCACCAGAACGCCGCGCTCGTCCACGGCCGTGCGCGCGGTCTCCGGAGCCTCCCGCGGATACCCCAGCACGATGGGCCCGCGCTCCGTCAGGCCGATCGTGACGCAACGGTCCAGCTCGCCCAGCGTCACGCCGAGCACCCGGAATTTGACGCGGACCCTGATCCCGATCTTGGCGAACGTCATTTCCCTTCGACTCCCTCCTTGGCCCCTAGCATCTGGCACAGCGAGTGCACCGACTCCGACAGCCTCGCGATGGAGCGGCTCTGCTCGTCCATCTGGGCCGAGAGCCTGTTGGTGATCCAGTAGATCAGCAGGACCGTCAGCGCGCCAAACCCGATTCTGTCGATCGTCGGTCCGAGGTCGCCGACCGAGTCCCCGGCGACCGCCCACAGCCCGAAAGCGGCGGCGTACAGTTTCGGAAACATTCTCCCCTGCCCTATATAGGCATCTGGAGGGGGCTTTTTGTCACCGCGCCGGGACCAGAATCAGCCCAAATCGCTCCAACGGGGCAGGTCGGAGGCTATCTCGCGCCAGTCGGGCAGGCCGTCCTCCTTCGGCGGATCGCCCGCGCCGTACAGGTCCGTGGCGACTCCTCCGCCCAGCGACGCCTCGAAGGCGGCGCGCACCTCGGCGTCCGTGAACGACCAAGCCTGGGGCATCGTCCCCCATAGCTCCTCGGCCGCGTCCCGGAAGAAGGCCGCGAGCTCGCGGTCCTCGTCCAGATCGACCTGCTCCCATCGCGGGTTGCGGTTCAGATTCAGCGAGCCGCGCGCGACGAAGGCCCATTCCTCGTTCTCGACGATCAGAAACTTGGCGTGGTTCTTGACGCAACGGATGGCGTCGGGCCCGAACAGCTCCAGAAGCTCGCGGGCGTACTCCGGCTGCCGGGTCGGGAACGATCTGTCCGTGGCGATCCTGAGCGACCTGATCCGGCTCTTGTCCAGCAGACGGCGTGCTTGGCGCGCGTCCCTGATGCCCGTGGTCCAGGTGGAGACCAGCACGTCCGCGGGCCCGGTCTGCTCCAGCAGGGCCTCAAGGAGGTCGACCATGCTCCATTGGCCCTTGGTCAGCACGGTCAGCCGCATCCCGTGCACGATCGTGCCGATGGCCTCGCGCGCCGTCTGCACCGGGCACGCCTTCGCGGTCCGCGGCCCCTTGCGCCTCAGAACGCCTCCGCCCCGCATTCGCCAACCAGCTGGGGCACCGTCGCATCCACGCCCCGGGTCGCGAGCCGGACGAACTGCAGCCGAGCGAACCAACCGCCGGGCCATTGAGGCGCCATCCCGAAGCGCTTGGCGTAGCCGTCGTACATCTGGTACGACCCGCACTGCAGGGCCAGCACCCGCGTCTGCAGCACGTTGCGCCCGACCTTGCGGAGCACGCTCAGGTCCGACTTGCTGCGCCAGTGCTTGTGACCCAGCACGATCGCGTCGGCGCGCACGCTAGCCATCTGCCGCTCGATGTCGATCTGCCCTTTGGTTACCCGGCTCTGGCCCCCGGACCCGTGGAAGTGGAAGAGTTGGAACTCGGCCGTTTTTCTGTCCCCGCGGACCATGAATCCCACGTAGCCCATCGGCCCGGCGATCCGCGGCTCCCCGCCCATGGCGCGGATTCCGTCGCAGAACAGCCGCACTGGGTCGACGCTGTGGTGCTTGAGGACCGCGTGCTCGTGGTTGCCCTCGCCGACGACGATGATGTTCCGCGCGATCGGCTCGTACAGCTCCAACGCCCAGCGGATGGCCTCGCCCACGGCGTCGTCGCGGTTCCGCACGCGCTCGTGCAATCCCGACGGCTCGTAGCGCTTGCGGTCCGACGGCAAAATGAGATCGAAGAGGTCGCCGTTGATCAGGCACAGGGCGTCCAGCCTCGCCGCGATCTCTATCTCCCGCTGGAGCAGCCTGTAGTCCGTCGACGCCGAGCCGATGTGCTGGTCCGAGCTCAGGTACAGCCAGCGGCCATCCTCGATGTCCACGTCGCAGGCGGGCACTCCGGTGGTCCTCACGACATCCCCCTGGTCCAGACGGTCAGGCCCGACGACTCGGCCAGCGGCGCGAGGTCCAGCCCGAGCGGGTCGGTTTTGCGCCCCGGCGGGATGCACACGTCCCTGTGCGTCGTCAGCCACCGGAGCTGTGGGATCATTCGCTTCAGCCGCCTGAGCAGATCCGCCAGAGCCATCAGCTGAGCGGGCGGGTACGGGTCCTTGCCGTCGTTCCGGTTGACGATCTCGATGCCCACGCTCGTCGCGTTGGCGGGGCCGCCGCCGGGACCCCGCGAAACCCCGGCGTGCCATGCGATCTCCCGGGCCGGATCGGCGAGCCGGACCACCTCGCCGCCCTTGCCCACCACGTAGTGGGCCGACACACCGCTCTTGGGGTTGGTCAGCCACGCGACGGCTCCCTGCAGGTCGCCCGGTCCCGTGGCGTGCAGCACGACGGTGGTGGGCGGCGTGTTGCGCGGTCTAACGTTCGGCGTCTTCGGCATCGTCCAGCAACCTCCTCATCTCGCGCCTGAATCTCCATTCGACGTTCCGCACCCCGCGATACCCGACTCTTTCGGCGGCCTCCTGCGGCGAGTCGCCGAGCACGCGGCGCACGGCGTACGCAGACAGGCGGCGGCAGCGGATGGACAGCGCGGCGCAGAGCAGATCTTGCGGAAGCTCATGACTCGGCTCGCGGTCGGTCAAGGGCAGCGGCTTCGAGGCCCTGCGTGCGGCCCTGGCGGCGGCCCATCGGCGAGAGTCGCCGCTGGCGACCATCTCCAGCGCGGCGTCTCTGGCGGCGTCCTCCAGCTCGTCGCCGCGCAGGCCTAGCGCGCGGCATGCCGACCTCGCGGCCCTGAGCGCGCGCTCCCACTCCTCCTCGCTCGGCGTTCTCGGCTCGTCCACCCAGACCCATTATAGCCTCAATCCTCGTCCGCGAAGGGGTCGTACTCGTCGGTCTGGTGCGTGGCCACCCGTAGCAGGCGGCGCGCGAGGAACGACGGGCCTCCGCGCTCCCGGCGGATCCGCTCGGCCTCCGCGTGCAGCCACTTGTCGTACGGCGTGTAGTGGTCGGCGATGCAGGCTGGCACGAGCCAGTGGCGGCCCTGCTCGTCCATCACGGACACGAGGTCCGTGTGCACCATGTCCTGCCTCCGGTCCTTGGCGTGCTGGGCGAGCTCCGAGTACGCCGGGTACCGCTCGCAGCGGCTCACCGCGCGCGCGGCGAACGTGCGCAGGTCCTCGTCGCTGGCGTTGCACGCGTCGGCGGTGGCCTGCCACGCCATCGCCGCCCCCTGGGCGTTGCGCGGGGCTCCCGGCAGCGTCGAGAGCATCTCGATCATCCGGTCCAGGGTCGCTCGCGAATAGGCCATGTCAATCCTCCAGCTTCCGAAGGCCGAGGAACTCCCGGAGCTCCTCCGCGTGCCGCCGCTTCGCCTCCTCCTCCTCGGCCTTGGGGTCCCTCGGCGGCGTCCAATCCTCCTCCCAGCGGCGTTGGCGCAGCCAGGTGGGGATCATCGCGACGTACTCGGTGCCCTCGCGCTTGGTGGCCCGGATGTACGCTGCGTAGCGACGCGCGCCTTCGAGGATGGCCTCAGGGTCGGTCTTCGCCTTCAGGAGCCGCTCCAGCACCTTCCGCCCTTCGGTATGCCCGAGGCCTCCGCCCCGCTTGGGATAGACCGAGAGCAACTCCCGCCACACCGAATCGCACCCGCTCCCCCCTTGGGGGGGAACAGGGGGGGGTGTATTTCTATCTTTCTCTCTCTCTTCTCTATAGATAAGGAAGGAAGGTGTATTTTCTGAACCGTTGGACGGCATGCTTTCTAGACCGTCGGCGGTGTACTGGATGCACCGATCCGCTGCCGACTCCGACGCCTGGAGCGGCCTGAGGCTCGAAGCTGGCTGGTAGAGGCGGTAGATCAGCCTAACTGGCGCGGTGCGCGTGCGCTCCGTCTGTACGAATCCGGCCTCGCGCAGAAGCTGCAGATTCCGCACCGCGGCGGCCTTGGTCATCCCGATCTGCTCCGCGATCTCGGAGATGGGCGGGACGTCCCGCTTCGTCAGCACGCAGAACAGCAGGTAGGCGAAGAACATCTTCGCGCCGAACGGCAGATCCGTCCGCGCGAGCCACTCCGGCACGGGGTAGAACGGGCCTGTGAGCCCGTGGCATTCGACGAGGGACTCGTGTTCCTCCATGCCATCTTCAACGCTCCGCGCCGCATGCTGGTTCCCGGCCGCTGTGTTCAACGCTCCGCTTCGCCGGGTGCCAGCTGGGCCAGAACCGATCGGACCCGCGGAAGAAACCGCGAATCCGGCGCGTACCTGGCGAGCGCGTCGCGACACGCCCTCAGAGCCTCGGCCGGAGACCGCGCGACCGCGTACGCTCCCGCTTCCGCGAGCTCCCGCTGAGCCGGACTGAGCCTTCCGCGCGGCGTCTTGACCTCGATGCCCCACATGAGCAGCGGTGCGTCGGGCGCGCGCACGAGCAAATCCGGCACTCCCGGCGTGGTGCCGAGCGGCCCCCGGGCGCGGTGCGCGCTGGTCTGCAGCACGGTCAGCCCGCAGAGCCGCAGGCACGCGACGATGTCGTGTTGGAGCCTCGCCTCCGGTCTCACGGTCCCATTGTGGTCCCAATTTCCGGGGATTTTCCGCGATTTGCGAAAAAAGTCGCCCAGAACCCTTGACAAGCCCCGGAAGTGTGGTATAATGAGAGTGTCAGGAGGAAATGACGATGAAGTACGAAGTCACCCACAGCTGCAACCACACCGAGACCCACGAGCTCTTCGGAGCCGGCAACGAGCGCGAGCGGAAGCTGGCCTGGCTCAGGACGACCCTGTGCTCCGAGTGCTACAAGGCCGCCAAGGCCGCCGAGACCGCCAAGGCCGCGCAGAGCGCGGGCATCGAGCTTCCCAAGCTGGAGGGCTCCGAGAAGCAGGTCTCCTGGGCCAAGGACCTCCGCTCCCGCTGGATCGAGCAGATGACCGCGACCTTCGCCCAGGGCACGGGTGGGGACACGGACAAGGCTCGCCGCATCGCCGTCCGGCTGGCGGCTCTCGTCGGCACGGCCCGGGAGTGGATCGACTCGAGGAGCAACCCCAAGGACATCCTCCGCGCCCACCGGGACGCGTACGAGGCCATCGTCAAGGAGGAGACCGGGCAGAACTGACGCCTCACCACCAGACCAAGGAGGGCCGGGAACCACCCGGCCCCTTCCTTTCGCCGCCGTTCCCTCGCCTGGGCCCTTCGGGCGATTTTCCGCGATTTTCGAAAAAAGTCCCTCCGAACCCTTGACAAACACGGGAAGTGTGGTATAATGAAAGCGTCGGAGGAAAACGACATGAAGAATCAGTCCAACAACAACGTCGCCATCGTGAAGACCGGAGGGTACAGCTACGAGATCGTGCTCGACGGCGAGACCATCGAGCTCCGGTTCACCGACCTGAAGCCCTCGAAGCCCTTCACGTTCGCGACCACCGCCTTCCGCCGCGGGCGCGCCGTGTATAGCTTCTCCGGCGTCCTGCCCGAGACCGAGGAGGGGGTCGTGGAGCTGGTTCGGCGCGAGGCCGACATGATCCGCGAGACGGTCCTGAGCGGCCGCTCGTTCGACCCGAGCCGGGAGATCGCGAAGAGCCTCCGGTTCTAGCGGGACCACGGACCGAGACCGAGGGGGTCGGGAACCACCCGGCCCCTCATGCTGTTGAACAGGTCATGGGCAAACGACCCGAACGATCCAGCTACCTCGGCGGTCCTGACGTCGCCGCGATCGTCGGCGTCTCGCGCTGGGCCACCCCCACGAGCGTCTGGCTCGCCAAGACGGGCCGCGCTCCGTCGCCGAACGTCACTCCCAAGATGCGATGGGGCCTTCGGCTGGAGCGCGTCGTCGCCGACGCCTTCGCCGAGGAGACGGGCGTCGGCATCCTTCCAGCGCGCCCCGTCCGCCACCAGGAGCTCAGGCACCTTGGAGGATCGCCGGATTTCCTCACCACGGACGAGGGCATCCTCGAGTGCAAGACGTCCGGCTCGACCGACGGCTGGGGCTCGCCGCACACCGACGACGTCCCGGAGGCCTATCGGATCCAGACGCTCTGGTATATGGGCCTGACCGGACGCCACAGGGGGCACCTCGCCGCACTGATCGCAGGCTCCGACTTCCGCGCCTACCGGGTACGGTGGGACGAGGAGGAGTTCTCGGAGCTCGTCGAGACCGCCGACCGTTTCTGGCGCGACCACGTGGTCGCCGACGTCCCGCCGAACGACTCGGACTGGCACAGGGCGCAGGCCTACGCGCACGCGGAGCCCGCGCTCGCTCCGCCGCTGGACGCCACGCCCGAGGACGAGCAGACGGTGCTGGAGCTCCTCGACGCCAAGGCCGCGCTCCGCGAGGCCGAGACCCGCGTCGAGGAGCTGGAGGCCGCGCTCAAGAGTCGCATGGGTGACAGCAGCGTGCTGAGGTTGCCCGGCGGGGGTGAGGTCTCGTGGCGGCGAAACAGGCCCACCGCGGTGGTCGACTGGCAGGCGATCGCGGCGGAGCTCGGCGCGACCGACGAGCAGATCGCCCGGCACACGACCGAGAGGCCGGGCGCGCGGGTTTTCAGAATCAAGATAGGGAGATAGCTATGGAAGAAACCACATTCACCTTCGAGCATAGGAAGATCGAGCGCGACGACCACGAGTACTGGCGCATCGTGCGCGAGACCGTGTGCAGGAGCCTCGACGACGACCAGTTCGAGCATTTCAAGGCCGTCTGCCTCATCCGCCAATTGGACCCGCTCGCCAACCACATCTACCCGATGCTGAGGTGGAGCGCGGAGGCCAAGCGGAACGTCCTGCACCCGTACGTGACCATCGACGGGGCGCGGTACGCGGCGGTTCGCACTGGGCAGTTCGCGGGCGAGACGGAGCATGTGTGGACAGCCCCTGAGCAGGGTTCGCCGTGGGTCGACGTCTGGCGCGGCCCGGGGTTCCCGTACGCGGCCAAGGTCGGTGTGATCCGCTCCACGTTCACCGCGCCGCTGTACACGGTGGCAACCTGGCCCACGTACGCGCCCAAGGGCCGCGACGGGGGCGTGTCGCAGGGGTGGGCATCCAAGCCCGACCTGATGCTCGCCAAATGCGCGGAGATGCTCGCACTGCGCCGGGCGTTCCCCGACGCGCTGGCGGGCCTCTACATCGCGGAGGAGATGGAGGCCGCCACCCAGCGTCAGCCTGTTCAAGCCCGACAGCCGGAGCCGACAAGTCCCGATCGCGACGATCCGGAGGGCGACGAGCAGCGCGCCGCCATGGAGGAGGAGCACGTGCGCGCCGTGGACCCCGACGAGCCGCGGATGGGCCTCAGGGTCGTCGACCCAGACAGATGGCGCGCCAAATCGGCGACGCACCGCATCCTGCAGGGGAGGTCGCTGCACGAGCTCGGAGAGACGGAGCTCAGACGGCTGGCGTCTCTGCCTGACGAGGGACTGGCCGAGTGGGGCCTCGAGAGGGAGGCGCAGCGGTGACGGGCTGGCGCACGGCGTGGAGCGCGGCCGAGGATCTGGGCGTCTCGGTCACCACGGTCAACAGGATGCTCCGGGACGGGCGTCTGCGGCGCGAAGGAGGGCTGATCGTCCCGGTGGACCCGTCGCTCAAGAGGCCGTCCAGCCCGAGGCGGATGCCCACCGTCGAGCGGGTCGCGGCCCTGATCTCGCAAAGGCCGATGACGCAGGCGGAGCTGGTCGCCGAGCTCGGTCTGACGCAGAGCCGGATCTCGCGCGCGCTGCACGACCTGGGCAGGGTCTACGGGCGTCCGCGCACCGATGGAAGCCCGACGAGGTACAGCCTGTGAACAGGATCGTCAGGGTGATCGGCGGCAGAACGCGCCGCGTCTCGTGGATGTCTGGACGCAAGCCGGACGGCACCCGCTTCGCCGTGGCCTGCCTCATGGACGGGGACAGGCCGCTGATCGCCGTATGGGAGGGCGACCGCGAGCCCGACGACGACGACGTGGTGGAGGCGGTGCGCGCACGGCTTGAGGAGGAGGCGCGGTCTGGGAACTCCGAAGACGCCATTGGCGTTGAAACTGACATGGAACACAGCCAAACCTCTCTCGCGATCAACGAGCTCGACAACCTCTTCCGGCACGCCGCCAGGGCGCACTCCAAGCTCGCGACGGAGTACGACCCGTACGACCCGTCCGACCCCGCGGGTTACAAGGACATCGCCAAGGCCATGGACGCCGCCGCGGAGATGGCGGCGTTCGCGACGGTGGCCCTCAACGACCTGTCGGAGGGCAGCCGCAGGGAGCTGGCCAAACTCAGGCGGCGCGTCTGCGACCCGGCGTGGCCCGGCCTCAAGCAGGTGCTCAAGGAGGAGGCTAGCCTTTGGGTGGAGCTTCCGGACGGGTGGGCGATCTCGCTGGAGGATGGCGATGCGTTCTGGCTTCCGAAGGACGACCTTCTCGACGTCGCCAGCAGCTACCTTGCGGACCGCATTATCGAGGCCGAAGGGTGGAAGCTATACCCGGGCAACCACCCGGAGAACCCGGAGAAGCCCGATGTGCCCGACGTCCAAGCCCGCGACTGGGCTGTGGACGGACTCCCTCCAGCGGGGGTGGAGCTGTGAGCAGGCTCACAGAGCCCGAACGCTTCCTCCTCGGCCTTCTGCTTACCGTCATCGTGGGTTGGTCGCTCACGGTGGCGGCCCTGCTGGAGCGCAACCGCCGGCTGGAGGGCGAGCTGGAGGCCCTGTCGGAGGCCAACCGTTCGCTGGCTAGCCAGCTTGAGAGCCGCTAACGACCCTGCCCGTCCACCGCTCTGGTCCACGCCTCCACGTCGCGGGCGTGGACCGTTCCGTCGTTGTGCCCGCAGGACGCGACCACGGAGCACGTCCAAAGGATGCTGGCGATGCATCCGAACAGCCGACCGAGCGTCCAACGCTTCCGCATGCCGATATTCTAGCACGATTCCGCGAAAATGTGCCAGGGACGGGAACCATTTTTCCGAAGCGGGCGTTGAACGGGGCATGAACGACAACCACAGCAACCTCAACAGCCTCAACGACCTCTTCGACATCGCCGACGCGCTCGGGCTCAACAGCTACGCGCTGACCATCTGGCTGCAGGCGATGGCGAAGCCCTCCGGGCACGCGCTGGCCCTCTACTGCTCGCAGCTTCCGCCCGCCGTGTGGGCCGGAGCCGACGACCCGTCGTCCGATGCCCTCGGGTGGGCGTCGCAGAACCCGAACGGGTTCGGCTATCAGCGGGCTCTGGACGCGCTCCGCCACTGGGGCGCGGCGTGGCCCGGAGGTGACGCGCCGCTGTCGGCCCAGAGGTTCTATCACGAGTTGATCCTCGGGCAGGCCTGCGCCTTGTTCTTCGGGATCAACCCGCTCCCGATCGGGATGGCCCCGGCGATCAGCGACGGTGGCGTGTACGTGCTGCGCTACGCGTCGTCGAACGGATGCACGTCGTGGTCCGCCTACGACAGGGACGCCCACGCGTTCCACGCGGCATGGGACTACGACGCCCACGGACCTGGGCCGTTGCGAGCCCAGACGACCTGGCTGCCGAGCCTCGCAGGGGCCCAGCTCGCGCTGGACATCATGCTCGGGGGCGACGGGCAGGGCGCGGGCTGGGTGGCCGGAGCTTCGAGGTGACCGCCATGACCAAGGCTGATGTCATCATCACCCGCCACCAGGGACTGGTGGATCTCGCTCGGAGGGTGGGGCTGGCCACGGACGGCTGCCCCGTCCTCGCGCACGCTTCCGCAGACGACGTGCGAGGCCGGGTTGTGCTGGGCGTTCTGCCGCTGCACCTCGCCGCGGAGGCGGACGCGGTTGTCTCCATCGACCTCGACCTGCCGCAGCACCTTCGGGGCACGGACCTTTCGGCGGACGAGATGCTGCCCCACGTGGTCGGCGTCTCCGTCTACCGCGTCACCAGGGAGCGAGCCATGGGTGAGATCGCACGTTGGTGGACGCAACGCTACATCGCTCTCATCCCCGAGGACGTCCTGCCCGCGTTCCGCGCCCTCTGCGACCGACGCCCAGGGGACAACCGCAGGCTCGCGGACGAGCTGGGCGAAGACCTCGCGCGCCGCGCGCTCGACGCCTTCCTCGAGATCTCCGATCGCGAGGTAGCCCGTGGGCGGTGCAAGTACTGCGGCCGCCGGGTCTGGGGCAAGGTGTGCTGCTCGCTCGAGTGCCACCACAGATGGGGCCGCATCAAAGACGCCCTGCTGCGGGCATGCCGCATCCGGCAGCGGCCCACCCGGCCTCCCAGCGACAGGCTCCGCGACGCCGCGGCGATGAGGCGCGCCCTGCACCCCGGCACGGCGGTCTGGGTGTCGCCGCGCGACTACGAGCCGTACGGACCCTCGTGGACGCCCGGCGTGCTGATCGGCACTGGGGCCTTGCTCCGGCGGCACGGCGTGGAGCCCGGCGTCGCCCACAGCGTCTGGGCCGTGCTGACCGCAGAGGGCATCGAGTTCCGCGTCGGCGACCGCGTGGCCAAGGTCCACCCGACCGTGGAGGCCGAGGTGCGCGCGGAAGTCGGCTGGCGCGCCGAGTGGGCCATGCCCAGGGACGTCCGGCTCCCATGGGAAGAGGGCGTGCGCCGCCAAACAGCAACTAGGAGACGAAACAGATGAGAGACCGCATCGACATCGATCCGACCGAACTGACCGTGCCGCACCATTCGTCGCACGACGCCCTGACCTGGTGGGGACCCATCGAGGCGCGCGCGACCGCCGAGACCAAGCCCGTCTGGGCCGCGCGATGGGACGGCCAGCCGTACGGCTGTGCCGACGTGGTGCTGCTCGTCCCGGCCGACCCGGATGCCGAGTGCGTGGTCGTGATGACGCGCGAGGGTGCCGACCCCGACATCGTGGCCTACGGCGACCTCCGGTCGTCCGGGCACGACGAGATCGCCGACATGATCGCCAAGGAGGTGGTGGGCATCGGGTAGACTAGCGACCGACTAGGGTTCTTCATGGGTTGCACCACCCCGGGTCGCTCGTTCGTCCCGGGGGTTTTTTCGCGCGATTCTCGAAAAAAGTCTCCAGAAACCCTTGACAAACCCCGGAATCGTGGTATAATTAGAGTATGGAACAGAGAGAGATGCCCACCTACAACGGAGACGAGACGTACACCATCAACGCGACCGGAGACGCCTGTGTGGGCGACGAGGTCCGGTTCGAGCGCGCGGTGTTTGGCGGCTCGTTCCGGAAGCCGACATTCCTCGGCTACGAGCTGGTCACGGGCAAGATCGTGGCCGACAGCTACGGCAAGGCCAAGCAGCAGCACACCTTCACGCTCGCCCTGTCCGACGGCACGACGCTCCGCATCATGGGCCGGAACCTCTACAGGAACGGCCTCTGGCGCAAGCAGTGGGCCGACGAGAGCGAGCGAACCAGGGTGCTCGCGGAGAAGCACGCGCGCGGAGACAAGGCCCGAGCGATCCGCGAGGAGCGCAGGATGGCGCGCGAAGAAGGTTGGCTGGACTAAGCCGCCAATGGGCCTTCCGCGCTAGCTGAACGACACCCCGTCCGTGCTCGTCCACTGCCCGAGCGAGCCCCCGGTCAGCGTGCCCACGAGCACGATCCGCCATTGCCCTCCCGGCCCCACGCTCTCGGCGGCGTCGATGGGCGCGTCGTCCAGCCCCGTGATGCCCGTCGCTTGCTCGGACGTCCAAGTCCCCAAGGCAGGGTCCCCGATCCTCACGTACGCCGCTCCCGAGCGCACGTAGTACACGAAGACCCGCCCTGTCCGAGCCGCCACCACGGCCGGATGTTTGCCTGTCCCGATCGTCGTCACTGTGGCCCAGCTCCCTCCCTGATCGTCGCTCCTATAGAGGCTGACGCTCGTGCCGTCCGAGACCGCCAGCAGCGCGCTCCTGCGGTGCCACGCGAGGCTCCAGCCTCCGGTCGGGGCCGCGAGCGTCACGGTCTGGGCCGGCGGGATCAGCGGCAGGCCCGCGTTCGGCGTCACGCTCCGCTTCCGTGCCGTCCCGTCGTCCGCCAGCCAGAGATGCTCCAGAGGCCGCGAGACGGCGTACACGCTGCGCCCGCTCGCGGCGAACGTCCTCGGCGACGCGGTCCAGCCCCACCACGGCCTGACGGTCGCGATCCTCACCCCGCCCGAGTACAGCCCGTAGCCGCTCTCGGTGTTGTCCACGGGCGTCCGGTGCGAGCGCACGGCCCAGCCCGCTGGTGCCCCGGAGACGTCCGTGAGCAGGTCGCCCGCCGCGTCCGACGCCTTCAACGCCAGAGGAAGCCCGGCCGGGGTCGCGACGATCCTCGGCTCTGTGCACCAGTCGTAGCTGGCCTGCGCCCAGTCCCCGGTCTCGAGCAGGGCCGAATCCCTCAGCCGCCGCGGGAGGGTCGCGAGCGGCGGAACCTCCCTCCACCCGGTGCCGAGGCACGCCGTGGGGATCGGCAGCCCCGTCGCGGAATGCTGCCACGCCCAGGTCCGCTCGTCGGCCTGCAGCCACAGCGCGTTGCCCGTGGATGCCCCGCCGCGCTCCACGGAGTCCCACAGCGAGACGATCTCCGCCTCCAATCCGTCCAGCCTGTCCTTGGCCTGCCACAATTCCCGCGAGTCGCAGAGGGCGTCCAACGCCGAGGGCTTGTACCCTCCGCCGCCGTACGCCGAGCCCGGCCCGTCGCTCGCGACCGGAATCTGGCGCACATTGCCCGTCGCGGGGTCGCGCCAGATCCGCTGGCCCAGCCTGACCATCGCGTCGCCCGCCCACAGCACGGCCTGCTGCGACCCGTTCTCCGCGATCGTGTACGGGGCCTGCCCGCTTCTGTACCAGACCGGGTAGCTCAGGTTCACGGTGCCCGTCGGCGTCGCCGGGTCCACTAGAAAAACCAGCTTCGCGGCCGACCGGGACGCGCCGTACCGCCAGCCGCCGCTCTGCTCCGGGTCGGCCATCCGCGCCGCCGACTCGCCCTCGGGCCGCGCGTCCGTCCCCGCGTCTGTGACCTGCCCAGCGCCGTAGTCCTGAGCCCACGACCCGGCGTACTTGTCCTGCTCCCAGCCGGGGATCGCCAGCGCGCTCGAAGGAGGGGCTTGCCCGCTGTAGAGGACGGTGTGTCGCCCGTCCGCACCGACCAGCCGCACCTCCACGTTGGAGACCTGCGCGGCCGGCCAGTACAGCCCGAGCAGGCTCGCCCACTGGGGGTACAGCCACGGTTTGCAGTCCCAGCGGCCGAGATCCAGCTCCAGCGTGCGCGTGCCTCCGCTGCCGCCGACCGCGACGTTCGCCCCGAAGGTCACGGTCGCCCCTCCGCCGCTCCATGTCCAAGCCGGAGCAGAGGAAGAGTCCATGGTCACGCTCGCTGGCGGCGTCGGCCTGTGAGCGGCGAACCTGGAGACGCCGACCCAGCTGGTGGTCGCCCCGGCCACGTAGTGGTCGCGGATGTACTGTCCGAGAGTGCCCTCCAGCAGCGGGGCCGAGAGCAGGGTCGTCCGCGTCCTCCGCTTCTCGGCCTCGGGCAGTGCCGGGTGGTGCAGCCATTGGGTTCGCAGCGTGACCCAGTACGCGTCCGTGTCCACCCTCGCGCCATCCACGGGCCACTCCCAGTCGTGCAGAGGCTCGTTGGGATCCTGCATGGGCGAAGGGAACCAGTACAGATAGCTCCAGTGCGGCGCGAGCCAGGTGTCGGTGTACAGCGCGGCGTCGCTGACCGTGTGCCTCAGGGCCGGGAGCACGGAAGACGGCTGCGAGCACACCGGGTAAGTGATGCGCCTCAGCACGGAGCACTCTCCCGGCCACGGCCCGAGCGTGTAGACGTACGACTCGGCTTGGTACGGCGCGTACGCGGTCGCGGCGAGCGGGTCTTCGATCGCGTGGGCGTCCGTCCCGGCTACGGTCGAGAGCATCTGGCTCTGGGCCGCGTGCACGACCGTCGTCTCCGACGCCGAGCAGTCGGGGTCCGACTGGTTCAGCCCGAGGCATCTGTGGGCACTCACCTCGCCCAGGTGGACCGTCTGCGGAAACCCGCCCCGCACCCAGAGGGCGGCGTAGTCGCCTCCGGTCATCCTCTGGATGCTGCGGGGCAGGTTCGGCGCGAGCGTCACCCTGGAGGATCGCCTGTAGCCGCTGAACGACGTCCCGCCCGTGCCGCCGATCGCGGCTTGGCACGACGCCGTCCACGTGTCGGTCGCGCTGGGCCAGACCATGTTCGGGACCGCGCACTGGCAGGAGGCCGGGGCGGGGGGACTGACCATCGTCAGCGAGACCGGGAGCTGGACCCACGACGAGCTAGGAGTCTCTCGGAACCGCCAGCCTCCGCTCGCGGTCAGCGTGTGGGGGCCGACGTCCGCGTAGAGGTCCGTGGAGCCCGTGGGGATGCTGCAGTCGGCGGCCTGCGGCATCAGGGCTTGGCACGACGCCTCCAGCGTCGCCGGTATGCCGATCAATGGCACGCCGGATGGGGCCACCCTCTGGCACGTGAGCGGATCGCTGTACACGCCCGCCCCTGCCGACCACACCTGGGTGCCGTCGCGGTACAGCCGCATCGCGGACCATGAGACCCGCCAGAGCGGGGGCTGGCCTCCGCCGAGGTGCACCGTCAGCCCATCGATCTCCAGCAGTGCCTCTATGGAGCCGTTGCCGGACGCCCCGTACAGCGCGCCCGTGTCCACCGAAAGCGCGGGTATCTGCAGGCGCACGAAACGGTTCTGAACGCCCTTCCGCCCCGCGGAGAGCAGAAACCCGGTCTGGACGCTCGCCAGATCAGGGGCCCAAGAGGTGGAGATCGTCGCGACCCCGCCATCGGCCGGGGTGATCACCCCTCCGAGGCTCACGTCGGCCTGCACCCGGAGCTGCCAGCGGTCGCAGGACCAGATGAGGCCGTAGTCCATGTCAGCGCGCGCTCAGCACGACGTCCGCGAGATCCACCTGCTGGCCTCCGCCGAGCGTCGCCGCCACACGGAGGAGCCTCCGTCCGACGGGCATCGCCGATGTCTGGGCCGCGGTCAGGTCCAGCCTCACCGTCTGGGCACCCGTGGGCGAGGCCAGCACCACGGTCATCGGGTAGACCAGCGTCCTCGCCGCGTCGCGCTCCACCAGCCTGACCGTCGCTCCGGTCAGGTCCGGCCACTCCTCGCTGCTCAGAGCCAGCGTGCGGCCCGCCGACGGCGTGTAGTCGTAGCCCCTGGCGACCCTGATCTCCGACCCGACGACCAGCGGCGGACGGACGACCTGCTCGGCCGAGAGGGACTGCACGATGGCCCCGGTGTCTTGGATGGTCTGCACCAGGGATGGATCCAACCCGCCGGAGCCCGCCGCCTGCAGGGCCGCGCCTGCGGAGCCCGAGGTCTGGTGCGACGCCAGAGGCTCGTCCCACACCGCGCCCGCCACCGTCGCCGCGCTCGGAGGCGCCGTGTACGCCGAAGCGGCCAATCTGCTGGACACCGTCGCATCCAGATTGTCCAGATTGGTCGCCCGCTGGCTGGTCAGACGCGAGAGCAGCGTCGTGACTCCCGCCGAGTCCGCGTAGCTCGTGAGCGTCCGGGTCGCCGCGCTCCAGACGTCCGAGACGAGCGTGCCAAAGCTTGTCAGCGTGCGGGTGCCAGCCGACCAGACCGCGGAAGCGACGTCCGAGACAAGCGTGCCGAACGACGTCAGCGTGCGGGTCGCGTGGCTCCAGACATCGGCGGCCGTCAGCGTGCTCCGCGTCGAAACGGCTACGTCCAGCTGTGCGCCCAGATCGCGGTCGGTCTGCAGAGTATCCCGCACGTGGTCCACCCTAGTCGGCATGTAGATCGGGATGGCGCACCACGTCTGTTGCCAGCGAGGCGTGCCTGAGACGTCCCAAACCCGCACGACGTAGCTGCTGCGCCCGCCCGCGACGAAGGATTGGTTGAACTGCAACTCGTACAAGCCCGGGAAATTGGACGCATCCACCGCGCCGAACCTGCACTGCGCCGATGACCCGGGGTCGACGTACGTGCCGATCGTCGCGATGCTCAGGATGTTGCTCCCGCTGTACACCGCTACGGAGCCCCCGTTGTCCCTCGCGACTCCGATCCTCATGTTGGCGTCCCCGGCTGTCAGCCCGGTCACCGGGTTGCCAGAGGAATCCGTGAGCAGGACGCGGATCAGGGGGACATCGTATCTGGCGGGCGGGATCATAGCGTGAATCCTCCAGAGAGGTTGAGCGTGCGGATTGTCTTGGTTGAGCTGCCCGCGGGCATATAGCAGAGTGTAAGTTGGGTCGGGTTGGAAGTCGTCCACGAGGGTGTGCCGTACGCGGTGGACATCTGGCCACCCGTCACCCACTCCACGTAGCCGGACTGCGCGGACATAGTGTATTTGATGTAGCCTTCTCCAGTCCTGTAGCAGTTAGATGCATTGCCTCCCACCTCGCTTTTGAATGCTACGATGTAGCTGTTGCCAGCTGTGAGCGTCAACGGTGTAGTCAGCCACCAGTAGCCTCTGTACGATCCGGGGGCTGGAGCGGAGCTGGCGAGAAGCGTCGTCCCGCTCCATACCTCCATCGTTAGGTTGTGGGTCGGAGAGCCTACGTTGTTTCCAAAAGCCCCTTTGTAAACACCCAGCAGCACAATGTTCTCAGTCGGTGTAATGACGGTCCCGTGCCGTGCAGTCCGCGTGCCGGAATCAGACCACATGTCAGCTCCGTAAGGTGCATAGGCGTACAAATCTGGGAACCATTGACCATCGCTGTAGCCGGGGAACCATCCCCATGCGTATGAACCACCACTCCAGTTAACGCCTCCGTTCGTGCTGTACAGAGTCAACTGGTAAGTAAAATTCCCATTTGTTATCGCAAAATAATTCGTGCTGGGCGTGGCGTCGCTGTTCCACGATTTTATGCCGTACCGTTGTCCTGCAGTCACATTGACCGTTGTTCCCAAACTGATGGATTGGTAGCCTGTGCTTGTGATTGCCTGCGACGTGCTTGCGAGGAGCGTGCCCCACTGTAGGGACTCCGTCATTGTCCACAGCTCAATGGATGCCGTGCCTCCGTTACCGTATCGAATGCTAACCTCACCATAGACCCGATCAATTGTTCCATTGACCTGTTGCACCCATGATAATCCCCGATATGTCGCATTGTTATACGAGTGGTGCCCACCTACATAAGGGACACCTCGTTCTATCCATCGCTCAAATGCCATCCGCTACCCCTCCACGATGTGGGCGAACTCGTCCAACGTAGGAATCCACGTGCTGGAGACCGCTCCGAACGCTTCGATGGGACCAACGACCTCCCACGCACGCGGAGGCCTCTGGACAGTCGGGGTCCAGTTGGGGTCGGGCAGAGTGGTCAGCTCAGTCATCATCGCGGGCGTCAGGATGCCCGCCGAGACCAGCTGCTGCAGACCCGCCTGCACGTAGGGGTTCTGCATATTGATCGACTTGAGGGAAAAAGTCGCCAAAACCTCCGTGGCGAAAGCCTTCGTGGGTAAGTCCGGAGACTCCTTCATCAACTCGAGCTTGGCCCAGACGCTCAGCCCGTCTTGGCCTCTGACTTGAAGGAGATGGTTCTTCAGCTCATCCGGGAGCCATTCGGTTCTCGGGACGTGACCTTGGGGCTCCGGGTTGGGCACCTCGTAGGGCGTGACGAACAGCAGATACTTCTCGGACGTGGTTTTGCCCGCGTAGCCTCTGCCTGCAGGGTCGTCCGCGATCTCCTGAGCGATCCGCTGGGCGATCTCCGGCGTGATCCGCACTTGTTTGAGGACGATGTCCGGCTTCGGGTAGTCCGTGTTGATCATTTTGTATCCTCCTTCTGTGCCTCGGCCTCGGCCTTCAGTTGCCCCGAGGCGTCCGCGACCGCCTCCATCACCAACCGGAACGGCTCCCACTCGCGCCGCATCTCGTCGATCTCGCTCTCCGTCAGACTCTTGCAGACCAGTCCGGCGAATGGCTCCATGTCCACCTCCAGAGACGCGCGATCCGGGCCCACGATCAACGCGGCGACGCCGCCTTCGAGGATGATGTCCACAAACACGGACGTCGGGAGCGTGACGACGAGCGTCAGCGAGCGGATGCCGAGCCGCCTGAGTTCGTCGCAGTCCGGCCTCGCCTGGAACAGGTGTCTGTGGCCGGGTGCGGGGTGGAAGTTGCCCCTTCCGAAGTCGTCCACCCGCCCCCACCCACAGAGGCCTAGGCGGGCCCGGAATGCTTCGGCTGCCCTGACGGCGGCCGCTTGGATGGCTGCATCGCTCATTCTCCGTCCTCCAATCTGGAGCCGCCGGAGGGAGTCGAACCCTCGTTCCCGGGCCTAATCAGCCGGGCCTTCACCGTCGGCGGCAAAAGCGCGCAGAACGTCGCCACTGCCTCCTGTTCGGTCTTGCATTCGATCTCCAGCACCTCGCGGTCGTCGAAGACCGTCTGCTCCACCGCCCATCCTCTCGGGAGGCGCCGCACCTGCACGGAGCGTTTGCCCGACCACCAGATGGCGTCGTCATCGCTGACGCGCGCGGTGCCCAGCGACCCCAAACCGCGGCTCACGTCCTTCAGCGTCACCTGCCTTTGCGCCTCCTTTCGACGATGAAGTGTACCCCCAGCCACGCCAACAGAGCCGCCAGCACGCCGCCCACCCACGGTTGCTGGTCGATCAGCTCGCGCACGGGGTAGGTCAGCGTGTACTCGTAGGGCTGGGTGAGCAGAGCCCACGCCTCGTACCCGAGCAAAATCGCCAAGCTCAGAATCCACACAAACGCCGGAGTCCTTCCGCGATTATCCATCAGCTCATCACCGCCACCGTGCTCGGCCCGACCGTTTTGATCCTCATGGTAGGGAGTCTGCCGATCATCTGCTCCTCCAGTGTCCATCCGTCGCTCAGCGGGGCGTACGCCGTGCCAGCCCCGAGAGCCTCCAGCCTGTACACGCCGCTCGCCCGCTTCCAACCCCGCGAGCCGTCCTGCCTCTCCAGCCTCAGCTCCAGCGACGCCACCACGCACGTGCCGATGCCGTCCACCCACACGGCGTCGCCCCGCCAGAGAGGCACGCCCGTCGTCTGGTGCAGGACGCACCCGCACTCGATCTCCACCAGCACCCGCGGCCTGCTCAAAATGGCGTACAGCCGTTTGCACAGCACGTCCACCTGGCTCTGCGACGTCAGGCTCGGCTCGAAGACCCCCATCGGCTTGGTCCGGCCCACCCAGTTGCTCGGCCTGAGGTCCCTGCTGGTGCCGGGGGTAGCCGATGCCGAGTCCCGCCGATAGACCACGATGGGGCGCGACTGTTGCCAGTCCCAGCCGATCGCCCTGACGTCGTTGGCCTGCGGGGGCACCCGCGTCCGCGTCAGCCTCCTGACGGTGTACATCGGCGCGCGCTCCTCCGCCTCCGCGGGGGTGTAGCCCACGCTGATCAGCCAGTCCCTCGCATCCTCCACGGTCCGCCAGAGCTGGATGTCCGGCACGGAGACTGGCGCGGTCACCACGTCGGCCCGCCAGCGGTAGCCCGCCGAGGTCGGACGGAAGCCCGCCACGAGCTCCGGGACGAATCCGTCGCGGATCCGCTCCAGCCAGTCCGCGGGACTGTCGCCCACCCTCGCCGCCAGCCCCCAGTCCTCCGAGGTCGGCTCGGGCAGAGTCATCGTCGGCACGCCGCTTCCGATCTCCGTCTGATACCCGGTGCTCTGGCCCAGAAACGTCAAGGCGTCCGAGAGCGGCTGGCCGTCGAACACCGCGGGGTCGCGGAACAGGGCCTCCTCGGCGAACGCCCAGGGATCGCGCACGCGGATGGCCGCCCGCGGGACCAGCCCGTCCTCCAGCCGCTCCACCGCGAGGTCGCCCTCCACGATGACGCGGCCGCCGATGGCGCACGACGCGACCGAGGTCCAAAGGGGGTCCACGATCGCCGTGTCCGTCAGTTCGGCCGCCAGCTCCGACCGCCCGTCCTCGCCGACCCGCACGCTCACGGCCGACACGCCCGAGAGCAGGTCCGTCGCGTCGTCGTCCGTCTGCTGGATCAGCCGCGAGTACCCCGCCACCGCGCCCTGCACCTGGGGCGTGCTCCAGCCTCCGCCCGCGAGGTCCACCCTCACCCGGCAGGATTGCGCCGCGCCGTCCGCGACGAACGCCGAGCCGTCGGGCTTCGCGAGCGAAACCGTCACCGACTCCCCCGACGCGCCGGAGGCGAACCAGTAGGCCCGTTGGAACGCGCTCTCTCCGCTGGCGTACGGGGGCTCGGCGAGCGCGGTCTCGAGGCTGTAGGCCGTCGCCGAAGCGGGGAATCCCAGCCGCGCGATCTGGAGCACAGCCGAAGGGCTCAGCGACGTCACGACGGGCTGGCACGCCGGCAGGACGGTCTGAGGCCCCGACCCGCTCGGCAGGTCCGTCCGCGTCGCGACGAAGCCCTCGCCCGTGCTCACGCACAGGACCAGCAGCTGCCTGTGCCGGATCGGGATCAGGATGAGGTCGAACCATCTGCCCTGCCCGTCGCCGCCGCTGGAGCTGGACCCTCCCAGACTCCCTTCCGCGATCACGGACGAGCCCACGCTCAGAGCCGCCGTGCCGTCGCTGTCCAAATCCAGCGTGACGCTCAGGCTGCCGGGCCACTGCACGCGGAGCAGCTGGTACGCCGCCGCGCCAGCCTCGTGCGCGTAGGCGCCCACGACCAGGGCCTGGTTGGCGGGCTGGCTGGGCAGGGTCAGCGTGGCTCCGGCGCACCCGTAGCCGTACAGCCTGATGTCCCCGGCTCCTCCGGTGGCCAGCTCCGTCCACGTCCCGCCGCTCACGGTCAGCTGCGACAGGCCGTACTTGGCCCATCGCCCCGTGTTGGTCGTCCACCACTGCGGCTCCAGCCGCGCGGGCGCGAGCATCAGCAGGCCGCTGACGGAGTCCCACCACCAGCCCGAGCCCAGCCCAGCCTGCACGCCGGGTTTGAGGTCGCGCGAGCCCGGGTCGCGGAACGACGAGTCCATGCGGGCGACCAGACGCTCCCGCGCCACCCTCGGCTGGCCGTTGTTGGCGACGAGCGTCCAAGCGTCGGATGGGATCGGCATGCATCAGCCTCCGACGGGGAGCCACGACGCCCCGTACGCGCCGCGCCTGACTCTCCACAGGCCCGACGGTCCCGCGAGCGCGCGCGCCAACTCGCCGCCGCCGAGCAGGGCCTGCTGGAGCTCCACCTGCCTGCGGGTGTTGCGCTCCACGGCCCTCAGCACCTGGGTCTGCTCGCTCAGGATAGGCTGGGTCCAAGGCTGGGCTGGCGGCTGCGGGCTCTCGGGCGTAGCCGCGGCCTTGTGCTCGTCCGCGACCGCCATCAGACGCCGCACCCGCGCCTGGATCTCGTCCTCCACGCCGCCCAGTGCCGTCGTCGCCTGACCCGGCTTGGTCGCCTCCCGGCCGCCGCCGAAGACGGCCTCCAGCCCATAGTACGCCGCCGCCCCCGCCCCGATGCCCGCAAGAGCCATCGCGATGCCTTTGACGCCGCCGATGGTCTGGATCAGGGCCGCGACCGCGCCGACCCCCTGCATCGCCCGTCTTAGCGCGACGAACGCCCGAACCAGCTCGAACACCGCGCCCACGACCCGCGCCGACGCCATGCCCGCGATGATCGCCAGCGTCGCCGCCGCGACCTCGCGCACCCGGGAGAACGCCTCGCTGAGCACGCCCGAGACGGTCTTGGCGATCTCCGGGATTCGCGCGATCATGTAGTCCGCCCACGCGACCATGAGGAAGACCGTGCCGCGGATCCGCTCCGGGTCGGCGAACGAGCCGAAGAACGACGCGAGGCCACCGAGCGCGGGCGACGAGGCGAGCGCGTCCAGAGCCTCGCCCATGGCCTCCATCGCGGGCAGCACCGCCTTGTTCAAAGCGTCGCCGACCTTGACCAACAGCCGCTGGAACGCGTCCAGCATGCTGGTGTACCGCGCCATGGAGGACCCGCCCATGATCCGGTCGAGCGAGCCGAACCGCCCCTTGACCGCGCGCTCCACAACGGCCAGCAGCTCCTCCGGGTCTCCCAGGGGCGAGCCGTTGGCGCCGAAGCGCGCGCCGTACTGCTCCAGCACCTGACGCCCGAGCCCGAACCTCCGGAAGATCTCCATGCTCTCGCCGAACTGGCCCGACTTCAGCCGCCCGAGAGCCCCGGCGAACTGCATCAGGGCCTCCTGATCCTGCCCGATCAGAGAGGCCATCGTGCTCGCCAGCGGCAAAAACCGCTCTATCTCCAGGTTGTAGGTGGAGAGCAGGACCGCCGCCTCGCCCAGTTGCTGCGTGTCGAAGAACGCCGAAGGGCCGGCCAGCTCCTGAACGAACCTGCCGACCTGCCTCGCGCGCTCCAGCGAGCCCAGCGTCACCGCCAGCTGCAGGTTGAGGGTCTCGAACTGCCACGAGGCCTTCAGGGCCTCCGCCGCCAGCGCGCCCAGCCCTCCGACGCCCACGAGTCCGCCGAGAGCCGTGGCGACCATGCCGAGCTTGCCGGCCGCCATGCCCAGCGGGGCGAAGATGTTCCCGGCACCCTGCAGGTCCTTCTTCGCGGCCGCCAGCTGGGTCTTGACGTCCGCCAGCGCGCTTTTGAGCTGCTTCGTGTCGCCGCGGAACTGGACCTCATAGATGTCGGTGATGGTCGCCGCCATGTCAGCCTCTGGCCTCCTCCGACTCCAGCAGGGCGAGCGCGGTCAGCTCCGGCAGCAGCGCGAGCTGCAGATCGTCCAGCTCGAGCCAGTGCCTGCCGTACACGTCCCTAGCGACCGCCAGCCTGTTGCGCTCCAGAGCGTTTCGCCTCAGTTTTTTTTAGCCTCCTCCACAGCCTGAGCCTCGGCCGCGGCACCGTCCTGCGAGGCGCGTTGGAGGACCTTCACCGCCAATTCGGCGAATACCGGCCCGTTGACCCGCGCCAGCCTGATCAGCTGGGCCACGCTTGCGTCGCTCGGCGGAAGCAGCAGCCAGCTCAGGATGGTCGCCGACCGCACGATGTCCCGCGCGGTCTCCAGATCGTCGGGCAGATCGCCCCGCGCCTCCTCGGGCACGCTGATCGGCGTCGCCTCCGCCGCGCGCTCCGCCCGCCTGACCGTCGCGATCCACGAGCCGTAGTCCCGCACGACCCGGTGGCGCACTGGCTTGCCGCAGACCTCCGTCTCCGCCTCCGTCGGCAGCGACTCCCCCTGAGCGATCCAGTCTCCGATGCCCATAAGCCTCCTCAGCTCGCGCTCGCGGCCAGCGTCTCGTTGGCCTGCAGACGGAACTCGTACTCGGCCGAGATGACCTGGGCGTCCTGCGCGTCGATCCGCACGCTGGTGATGATCGCCGGGATTCGCGCCGCCGGGGTGCCCAGCTTGCCGAACCCGGTGTCCAAGTGCAGGTCCACCGCGGCCGTGCCCGTCATCGCCACAGCCAGCAGGCTGGTGCCCGTCGGTCCCGTCAGGTTGCCGCTGGCCTTGAGCTCCACGTCCAGAGTCTGCAGCTGTCCCGCGTTGCCGGCCGCCTTGGCCGACAGAGCGAACGTGCCCGTGATCGCCTCGCCCGCGATCGTGACCGCCCCCGCCACGAGGTGGTCGCTCGCGACGCTGCTGTACGCCTTCTGGAGCAGCGTGTGCAGCGTCGTGGTGTTCGGAACGAGCAGCTGGCCCGTGATCGTGCAGTCCGATTTGACCAGCTGGCCGAACCAGACCAGATCGGCCAGACCGCTCGCCTCCGCGGCCTCGTTGCGCACGTCCACGCTCAGCGACCTGAGCGAGCCCAGGTACGAGGTCCCGCCGACGTCGAAGAGCGTCACGCTGAGGTTGGTCGCGGCGGAACCGCCGCTCTGCAGGATGTGGGTCGCACGCACGACGGGCTGGCGTTTGGCAAGCACCCGCCTCGGGGTCGCGATGTTGACCGGGTCGTCGTCGGCGTACACCGGGGCAGGGTCGTAGCTGTATCCCCTCAGCTGGCCCAGCAGGTTGTTGGTGCCGACCTGATACGCGCTGATCGTCAGTGCTGTCTCGCTCGCTGGCATTTCGTCGTCCTCTCTCTAGGTGCCCGTCAGTATCCGCCGCACGGTGCGGGCCGTCAGCCGCGCGTACCTCTCCGCTTCGCCCACAGGGCCGGGGTTGGGCAGGTTCCGCCCCGTTAGGAAGCCGCGCCCGACCATCAGCCTCGTGCCCGTCGGGCTGAGGATGTACCGTGCGTACGGCGTCGCCGCTCCGACCCGGTAGTCCTGCTCGCCCGCCTTCCGGACCCGCACGCTCGCCCTCAGCCTGCCCGTCTGGGCGTTGATCGGCAGCGGAGGCACGGCGGTCCGCCCCAGCACGCTCCTGATCCTCGCGGGAGGCGCGCCGCGCATGGACCTGTAACCCGCCTCTCTCTGGGCCGGGCTGGACCCGCGCCCGAACGGATGGCCCAGCCTCCTCAGCTGTTTCGTCGTGATCGTCCCGGACATCATCCGCCGCCAGAACGACGCGTTCTCGTCGGCCCAGGCTCGTAGCGCGGAGTCGCCGACGGAGATCCGCCCGGCGACCCTGCTCTCCCAAGCCGCGGCCAGAGCCGACATCTCGCTGAAGCGGCTCACGGGTTGCCCTCCTCCACGGTCGTCTCGATCCGCACCGCCACGTACGGCCGCCCATCCTCGGCGACGTCCCACTCCACGGTGCCGCAGACCGGGGCGCGCCCGCAGTCGGTGGCGGACTCCACCGCCGCGATCAGGCTGGACGCCAAGCCCACGCTGAGGCTGAAGCGGTCGTCGTCGGTGTCCGTCTTCGGCACGATCCTGCCGACCATCAGGCTCAGCCTCGCCTGCTTCCGGCCCACGCTCAGCGGCTCCCGCTCGGCCCGGTCCAGCACGACGTGCACCGTGCGCTCGTCGGCCTCCGGCTGGAGCGGCCCCAGCGTCACCCAGTCGCAGTCGGGCCACGCCGCCTTGGCCGCCTTGAGGATGCCGTTGACCGCGCCCGACACGGCCTGCGCGAACGTCACTGCTGCACCTCCACCGCGCCGTGCCGGATCAGGCCGAGCTGGCGGATCAGCGCCCCGCTCCCCACGATCCTGTACGCCATGCCGTCCCTGGTCTCCACGGTCGTGCCCGGCATCAGCCGCTCGCCGCACAGCACGATCACGCTCGGAGCGGAGACCCAGCCGTAGGGCGTCTCGCCGCGCTCCCACGCCGTCGCCGGAGCGACCACCACGCGCGTCTCGCGGGTCTCGGGCATCGCCAGCGCGCCCGTGGTCTGGTCCGCCCTCAGCCCGTCCAGCCTCGGGGGCGTGATCCGCGCCATCGCGCTCAGCCGTCCGATCACAGCTCCATCCTCCGGTGCCGCATGCAGGCCCGGTCGAAGAGGGTCAGGGCGTCCCGCTCCACGGCGAGCCCGCCCACGCTGAGCTTGGCGGCGTCCACGGTCCCGAGGTCCAGCCCCGCGATCTCGGCGGCCCGGATCAGGATCGCCATCCTCGCGTCCGCCGGGCAGGCCGCGTAGGCGCCGCCCTTGACCTCCGCGGTCAGGTCGCCGCTCGCCCACTGGCTCAGGCTCACGCCCATGATCCGGAGGCCGTCCGAGAGCGGCTCGAACTCCAGCTCGTCCGTGCCCGCCAGCACCCGCACGACGGTCTGGCACGGCTCCGGGAGCTGCAGCACGTCCCCTTCGGCCCTGGGGATCGGGAGCGTCCGGACCTCGTCCAGCGGTGCCCAGAACGGACGCCACCCGGTCCGGGCTTCGAACTCCGCGACCGCCGCCGCCAGAGCCTCCGCGACGGGGATGGTCTCACGCCCCGCCGCCAGCCGCGCCACGTCCTCGGTCGTGGGATACATCGTCCGCTAAGCCTCTTCCTCGTCCTTCGGCGTCTCTTTCTCCACGGGGGTTTCGCGCCGCTCGAACCCGCCCGGAATGATCGTCTCCTCGTCCATCTCCATCCTCCGCATCCGGCCGGGCCGGGGAGGGGATCGCACCCAGCCCCGGCCCAAGCCAGCGTCGTCCTTAGGTCGCCGAGTGCTTCAGGCGCGCGAACGCCTCGCCGACGCCCGGCCACCCGCCCAGCATCTGGAACGCGTGGTACCAGACCTCGGCCTTGAGGGCGTTGGAGTACGGGTCCACGATCAGCGTCACGTCGCCGCCGCGCGCCACGGCGTACTTGCTCCAGTCGCCGATCACGACCGAGACGGCCGAGGCCGCCGGGGCCGCCATGAACTCGCTCACGATGTACGGGCGTCCGAGAAGGCTCGGGACCGCGCCCACCGTCACCGCCATGTCGATGAGCGGCCTGTTCTGCGAGTCCTTCAGCTTCCGGATCGCGGCGAGCGCGCCGGGCGACAGAACCCACGTCGCATTGGCCCAGTACGGCGGCCGCAGCTTGAACATGGTGTCCACCAGCCCGTCGTAGGTGATGGTCGTGGTGTTGCCCGTCGGAAGCGTCACCGTCTGGGTGGAGGGCACGCCGTTCGCGTTCTCGGGCACGACGCCCAGAGGCTGCGAGGAACCCGTGCCCGTCAGGACGAACGTGTCGGTCAGGTACGCGATGCTCCGACCCAGCTGGGCCGCGATCTCCTGCTCGATCGGCACGGCCGACTGCTCCAGCAGCTGGCGGCTCATGCCCGTGGTCGCCCTCGCGCTGTACAGCGTCAGCGTCCGGCGGGCGAAGGCGGGGTCCGCGGGCGTGTCTGCGGTCGATTCCGAGACGAAGGCCGCCGTTGCCCTCTCGGCCGTCAGCACCGGGATCTCGGCCGCCTTGGCCGCGTCCACGGTGTAGACCCGGCACTGCCTGAGCGCGAACGAGTCCTTCGCCGCCACGCTGAACAGCTCGGCGACGAACTGGGCGGTCGCGCTGGCCGCTCCGCCGCTGGCGTCGGTGCCCAGCCCCATCGTCTTGCGCTCCATGGGCCCCTCACCGAGGAGGAACGCCTTCAGTTCGGCCCTGTCGTCGTGCGCCTTTGCCTGCTCGGGCTCGGCCGCGACGGGCACGGGCGCGGGGGCCAGCATCTCCAGCCGCTGGACGCGGGTCTGGAGCTCGGCGGCCTTGAGCTCGCGCTCCAGCCGCTCCAGGTCCTCGTCGATCCGCCGGGCGCGCTCCTCCTGGTTGTTGCCGATCAGGTCGCCCTTGGTCTCCTTGTGCAGCTCGATGTACTCCCGCTCGAGCCGCGCGATGTCGCTCTTGATCTCGTCGATCGTCCTCATTTGATCCTCCGTTTCAGTCGCGCCAGCCGCTCGCCGATCCGCTGGATCGTCTCAGGGCCCGGCGCGGGTCGTGGCGAGGCCTCCTCCGCGGTCTCGCTCAGGAGCCGCGCCGCCTCGCGGATCTGCTCCACCCTCTCCGCAGAGAGGCTTTTGCCCTGCTCCCGTCGCAGTCGGGCCACGGCCCGTGCGCGCTCGGCGAGGCGGCGGGCGAGGATCACGACCTCCTCCGCCTCGTCCGACAGGGACATCGATTTGACGCTGGTGGCGTTGGCGAGCGGGTTGGCCGGGATCGGCACGAGGCTGACCTCGTACACCTCGGCCTTGGCGATCACGCGGCGGGCCTTCCCGTCGACCGTGTCCCAGCGGTCCTCCAGCGAGCGGAACCCGATGGACAGGCCGACGCTCTTGCCCCGGGCCAGCCGCTCCATCGCCCCGGTGCGGGC